AGCAATTAGCAATTATAAACAGTTACATAAACATATACAAAACGCTGGTGTATAAAATAATCCAAAGCGATATTGTAACAAAGAATGATATTTATATAGAAAACTTTGAAAAGATATGTAAAAAAATAAATAAAACTAATTTAAACAATGAAAATGTTGTTTTATTAAATGCCATAATGGATAAATTTTACTTCATAATAGATGATAATATGGATTGTTTTTTTGATATTGTCCAAGAATTTACGAAAAAAATGAAGCCGAGTCATTTGAAAAAATGCGAAAAAAAATTATGTACCGATGAACTGGTAGAAAAACTAAAAGAGACTCCGGATAAGTTTGTAAGTTGGTTATTAAATTAATTGTCAATACTAATAGTAATATTCTTCTTGCGGATCTTCTTTTTCTTGTCCTTTATATTGCTCCCAATATTTTCAATGTTTTTCTGAGATATATTTTTATACTCATTATTAAGAACAACTTTAAGGAATTCGTATATAATCATTAATACATTCTCATCACATTTACCGACAATTAAAACACTGCCAGTCCTAAATATCATAAACGATACCTCATTGATATTTTTATATAACGATTTATTTTCTTCGGAAATTTGGCTTCCGCACTGTATTCCTACATCTGGATTATAGTAAAACTTACATTGTATTCCAGGATAAGAGCATGGGTCATATATTGATTGAATATTGTATTTCATCTTCAAAATATCATATAACTCTTCGCGATTGATAAAGAACCCACAGTTGAAATTAGAGTTGATTAGCACAGTTTCTTCGGAATTATCCTTATACGCCAAACACTTATCTTTAATAAAGGGTTGCAATGTTTGTATTACTTCGTTGAGCAACATCTGGAAGGTGGCCTCGTTTTGGACACCCGGTATTTCGAGTTTGCCGGTATTAAACACCTTAACGTGGAACTCTTTGAACAACTCCGCAACCTTCATCCTTATAATAAGCACAAAGCAATTGTAAAACGCGCTCTTCTTCTTACATCTGTAACTCATAATATCCTTTTTCGAGATTCCAATGCTAATTTTGCGAATATCTTTAAATTTGATACGACCTGTCGGGTTATTAATATTTGTTATAACGTGCTCTTCATAATAAGTCTCGCCTTTTATTTTTTGTTGAATGAAATCCAACTCTTCAACAGTGGTGCTATTAAACTTCATTTGTTTTTTAATGACACCATTTGATGGTCTGGCATAAGGAATAACTGGCACAGACCAGAATACATCTTTAAGTTCAATTGGCATATTGAGATAAGCAATTTTGGTTTTGGTGGATATATAAATATCAGAAGCTTTAGGAGTTTCAGAATTTATTTCCATTGAAAGATTTGCCGAAACAAATTCTTCGGCGGAATTAACAAAATTATTAATAATATCTTCATCATCAGATATATCATCATCAAAACTTGATGATATAAAATTAGCCCATTCTTTGTCTATATTTAAGCTCATTGTCTTATATTACTTTTGATTATATCTTTATATTCTTTATATTAATTTTATTTCAATTATTTTTTTTATTGTATAATATAAAGAATGTATTCAGGATCGCACTACATCGATGAAAGGAGCTCAATTATCCCAATTAAGAAAAACTTATCTACACAAATGAAGGTAAATAGTCCAAAAGGTGAATATAGTCTCAAACAGAATTTTTTCGATCCATCGAAAAGTTCACCTCCAAATGAGTTTATGCTAAAACTACATATGAGAATTTCAAATTATGATTCTAAATTGGTCGTTTTAGCGGATGATACAAAGGATGATAGTCGAGATAGTGAATAATAAATATGGTTATTATTATTCAGGTTTTGTGAATGCATTAAATTTTCCACAAAGTTGAGAAAATCGCGATTAACGATTTTTGACTTGTTACGAATAATATAATTTAAAAAATCTTTAATTATATTCTTTTTATCTATATTGTACTTTATACTTATTAAATGAACATATGCGCAAATATTTTCCAGCTTCTCTCTTTTTGTCAATTTGGTAAAAAGATTTTCCCATACATCATTGTCGATAATAGACATACTATCCGATTGACTTTTTACAATATCCTGATTCGACTGTATAAAATTAATCATACTTCTTATATCAGATCTATAAAGTTTTTGAATACATGAAAGCGAATTCTGAGACATATTCAGTTTTTCAGTGTCCGAAATCTGTTTCAGAAAGCCAATAATATCTTCCTTCGGTAATTGATTGAAACGCAACCTGATGAATTCGTTTTGAAGACCTTCATCTATTTTGCTTATGTAATTACATATTAGACAAAATCGGACATTATTTGAATAATTTTGTAATAAATATCGCAATGCTTGTTGGGCGTTTTTGGTCATATAATCGACTTCGTCCAAAATAACGAATTTCATTCCCGTGTGGAAAAGCGGTTTGGAGTTCACAAAACAGCTAATTTGGTTTCTGATAATGTCGATACCTCGTTCGTCGGATGCGTTTAAATGAATAATCAGGTCTTTGTTTTTCTTATTCAATTTTTCTTGGTATGCGTTTATCAAGTTTATTATGGTGGTTGTTTTGCCGGTTCCTGGTGGACCGTAAAACAGTAAATTGGGAAAATAGGAGGTCTCGATAATGTTTTTTAGAATTTGCTTGTTTAGTGGGTCTAATACAATGTCTTCGAAATGTTTTGGTCTGTAAAGCTCTACAAATGGTATGCCACTGCTTGTCATTTAATTATGTATTATTATTTGTTTAATATATAATTAAACAAAATTATCAAAATATAAATATTTTATTTCTAATAAATCATTATTTTCTTCATTTTGAATACGTTTAATTTGTTTATCAATTTCTTCTTTTAATGTTAAAAGTCTTGTAGATATTGATGGATTACATTTTTTTCCATTTTTATCGCTATATGAATCAGGATTAAAGCGGATAAAAATATATTTACAAGTAAATGTTGTTAATAAATCATTATATCTATCTTGTTCATCATTTTTACTGTATGATTTATGTTGATTTTCATCGGTTTCAATACATAATAAAGTATTGTTAATTAATTTACGATGGTCTATCCTTCTTCTGTTTAAACAATCGCATCCACCATATTCAAGAGTCTTATCGTGTTGAAATCCTTCAAAATTTGAATTAATAAAATCACGAACAGCAATCTCTTTTGTTTTACATCTAATTTGAAATGTTAATGGGTCTAATGGAAATAGATTTTGAAAACAATAGGTACAATAATTTTTATATTTTTTATTTCCTTCTGTATGACAACCTTCATTTTTACATTTATTAATGTGAACATTTATCATTCCTTCTTCTTTACAAAAAGCACAATATTTAGCAGGTAACCCCTGAAAATTAAAATATGGTTTTTTTGTTTTACACATACAATTCATATTTCTAACATAAATCATATCAGTTTTTTTACATTTTTCACAATATTCGGGTTTTAATCCCTTATAATTAAATGATGCTATTGTTCCACAACCACATTTTTTTTGTCTAACATTAACCATATTTGGTTCTTTACAATCGGAACAAAAAGCTGGTTTCAACCCATCATAGTTATAAGTAGGCAATGTTTTTTTACATTTACATTTTGTTTGTACAACATTTATCATATCTATCTTTTTACAATCAATACAAAATTCAGGTTTTTTTCCAATATAGTTAAATCTTGCGGTTTTTCCACAATTACATTTTATGACTGCCATACAATTAATCATTTCATCTTTTTTACAATCAAAACAATACATAGGTTTTAACCCTTCAAAATTATAAAGCTTATTTGCTTTTCCACAAAAGCATTTTGAACTAATAACATCAGACCAATTATTTACATTGTGTTCTTTACATACAACATATTTTTTATCTTCACCAAAATAAGCTCGTTTTCTACAATTTTCAAAACAACAAAGATTCGGCATAATATATTATATATTGAGATTATTTCTAAATAGTTCCGTCCCTAAATTATAAATTTGAGACTATAATTTTAATTAAATAAAATAATTGAAATTAAAATATTAAAGATTAATAATGAACAAAACTATAATGACAACTTCTACTACCGGATATCTCGAATTATTTATCGGTTCTATGTATAGCGGGAAATCAACAAGGTTAGTTGATATTTATAAGCAGTGTAAATTTTGTAACATTCCAGTAACAGTAATTAATCATATAATTGATAACAGATATGATAATGAATTATTATCAACCCACGACCAAATTAAAATACCGTGTTTACAAGCGTGTGAACTAAATGATATTTGGACAGACAACGGATATAAAAAGTCGGGTGAAAAGAAGGATTTATGGGCGCACAACGCCGTAAGAGATTCAGAAGTTATTTTGATTAATGAAGGGCAATTCTTCCCCGACTTGTACGATGTAGTAGTAGATATGTTAAATTGTAATAAGAAAATATATATTTGCGGTTTAGATGGAGATTTTGAAAGGAAGAAATTCGGACAAATTCTGGATTTAATACCTTTGTGTGATAAAGTGACAAAGCTGACGTCATTATGTTCACAATGTAAAAATGGCACACCAGGAATCTTCTCAATGCGTTTAACAAATGAAACTGCACAAACAGTCGTGGGTTCGGACAATTATATTCCAGTATGTCGCAAATGTTACAAGAATTAATTAAAGTCACCGTTAATATATATTTTAAAACTATTTAAATTTGTTTTAATGTATAGATTATAACTAAATGGTAAAGAATGTTGTAAACTCTATTGTTGTCGAACCCAAACAAAAACGAGGAAGGAAACCCAAGAACGCCGCACTTTTAACTACTGAAAATAAAGTATTAGAAGAAGCCCCAGAAAAAGATAATAATATTATTTTTTCTATTCAAGAAACAAAAAATGAAACTACTACAGATAATAATAATGAAAATAAAGATATTAATAACGATAATGATGAAAACAAAGATAATGATGAAAACGAAGACAATGTAGTTTTATCATCAACCCAAGAGGAACAAAAGCCAGCAGGTAAAAAGCGCGGTCGAAAGCCAAAGGGAGGAAAAATCATCCAGCAAGTTGTACCACTCAATAACAATAAAGAGACAAAACCAAATGTTATTTTACACCTTAAATGCTCATTAAAGGATTTACAATCAAATTTGTCTTTATCAACTAATATCGAATCTTTCAATTTTTCTTCAAAAAATGATTTGAATTATGAAATAATTGGATCTAATCAAAATAACAATATTAATAATAATGTAAACCAAAATAATAACTATAGTAGTAATTATAACTGTGCCAATTTAAATAATAATAATAATAGTAATGATGACAATGATATTGATATGTACGACGAAGATTATTATTCAAAAAACAAAGAAAATGATATTCGCGATGTTTGGAAAAAACTAAAGGTTCTTGAGCACAATTTACATATTAATAACATAAGTAACAAGAAATCCGCTTGCTTTTGGTGTACTTATGACTTTGATAATCCGCCTATTTATATTCCGAAACATTTTATCAAAGATTCCTACCATGTTTACGGATGTTTTTGTACTCCTGAATGCGCAACTGCTCATCTAATGGAGGAAAATATTGATAGTTCATCCAAGTTTGAAAGGTATCATTTGATAAACAATATTTATTCCAAGATTTATGATTATAAGAAGAACATTAAACCGGCACCAAACCCATTTTATTTATTAGACAAATATTATGGTAATTTAAGTATTCAGGAGTATAGGTCTTTATTAAGAAACGAAAGATTATTTTTAGTAGTCGACAAACCATTAACGCGTATTTTGCCAGAATTACACGAAGACAATGATGATTTTATTATTAACAATAAGATTATACCGGCAAACACTCTTTTAATTAAAAAGAAATTGCAAAAGAAACAGCTTACCAAGAATAACATTTTAAGTGAGAAATTTGGATTGGCTCAATAAAATAATATACTATAAGTAACCTTTTAGTATATTATTTTTTATTTATTTATATTATAATGGATAGTAATAATAGTGAGTCCTATTTTTCTAATATAAAAGATTCAATTAATTATGTTATAGAAAATCATCATAAGTTTTTATTATTGTTATTTGTATTTGTTATCATTTATTTTGTAGATTATATCACGCATATTAATACAATTTTATATAACGGAAATTCGGTACAAGCTTTACCAAGTTTAAAAACGCCAACACCACCGTTACATCATTTACCTAAAATAAAAAATCCTAAAAAGAAGGGTAAAGGAAGACGTGTTTAATTTTTTCTGGATTTTCTTGCTTTTCTTACTTTTCTTGTTTTTTTAGATTTTCTTCTGCGTTTTCCTGCGCCACCACCCCATTCGTCTTTATTATCAGGAAACAATTGAAATATTCTCTCTTCTAACTTATTATGAACATCGTCAGGTATATCTCCATAAGTATTTAGTATGTTTGGATTTGTATTTTCAACTGTCATTTTGGCAAAATCAGTTTCTGGATTAAAATTTCCATTTTTAATTTTAGCACCTAACTGTGCTTTAGTTGCGTATGTATATTGCGATAAATCAGGGCCAGGTCCTTTTTTAGATGCGCCTGTAGATGCGTCTGTAGATGCGCCTGTAGATGCGCCTGTAGATGCGCTAGATGAACTAAAGAAATTTCCCATTTATATAAATAATAAAATATTATAATAATTTTATAATACTTTTATAATACTTTTATAAATATATATTATAAATGGATACCAATTCAATTTTAGCGATTATTTGCGTTCTAATTTTATTATTTATGTTAATGAAAGCGTATCAGAAACCTACTGCTACTATTACTGCCACTAAAGTAGTGACAACTCATCCCAACGCATATGTTGTTCATACTAATCCAGTTTATTACCCACATTATAACCCTTATAAGGCTCAGTATTACAACTAAATTTGATTATTTATAAATTATATAATTATATATAAATAATGGCTAATCCTCTTCTTAATTATGCGCCACATGCTCCAGGTGCGCCACCATTTCCTGCTATTAATGAATGTATTGATTGTGTGACTGATTGGGTTACGCGATATTTAGGAGATAGAACATTTACCTATCCGCATAATGGTAATCAAATATGGGGTGGACCAACTAAACCAACAATACGTAAACTTGTTTCAGATTATGTCAACGGTATTATTGAAGCACACAATAGATACTATGGGACACCAAGTGCTCTCGATTATAGAGATATGTATAATCAACTTTTAGATAGTTACAATAGTTTGGATTATAATACTATGGAACAACGATGGGCGGCATTAAAGCAACAGGACCCAACCCGATATAATGATATGCCTATTTTTAATGGTACAAATACATCAGGTAGGTCACCTAAAGACTTTTGGAGAGGTGAAATAATGAATCAAGCAGCGCATCGTGCCGATAATCTATTATTTAGAAGTGTAGGGACAAATAATTATTTTGGACTTGATAAGTTTTTAGATAGTAACGGGTGGATGAATAAACCAAATTCTTCATTGGGACATTGGGGACCAGATGGACAAGGTGGATCACCACCACCATTTAACACTATTTTTAGATTATACATAAGATGTTTTTTGAGATTATTTAAAGCATTATTCCCAGATTATCCAGATTTTAACGGTGGTTCCAAGAGAAAAAATAAAAATAACAAAACTAAAAAACGTAAAAATAAAAAGAGCAAAAAAGGTAAAAGGAGTAGAAGATATTAAAGCTTACGCGCTTCGCCTTTTTCAACGCGCTCATTATAATTGCGCATATTTTTATCAAGACGATGTCTTAGCTGCTTATAAATTTCCTGATTCAATGACTTAACAGGCGCCGCTTTTTTGTCCGGGACACCCAAATATGATTTAATTACTGCGATATGGTCGTAATTAAACTCCTTAAGCTTTTCCTTTGCAACCTCCTCAGTATAATCCGTTTGTCTCATAATAACTTGAACATTTTCATCAATTTTGTCGGTTTCAACGAATGAAATAGTATCTGTCATATATGAACTAAATAAATTATTTTTTAAATCATATTAAACGAATAGTTATATATATTATTAATAAAATGGATAGAACAAGCGCTATTACACGATTAAATACTGAAGAAATTGCGACGGAAGTCAATAACGTTATTAAAAAAGGATTAGATAAATTGTTAGGTGATTATTTATATAGATATGAATTATTGGAAAAAACACATGACGCGATTATGAATTTGCCGAGTGTTAGAAATCATCTAAATCTACAACCATTTCCGCCACACAGTAACGCTGAAACAAAGGTTGATGATGTAAAATACGAGCAAATGATTGAAAAGTTGTTAAAAAGAATAGATGAATTGACATTTGAGGTAAATCAACTGAAGCAAACTTGTAAAAAGGAACAAGTTGAAATAAAAGTAGAGGAAGAGCTTAAAGTTGTGAAATTGGAACAAAAGGAAAATATTCGTTTGGAGATTGAAGATGTTGTAAGCGTAAATGAAGAAGAAGAAGAAGATGAAGATGAAGAAGCAAGCGAAGCAGAAGAAGCAACAGTCGCAAGCTTAGAAGATGAAAACATATGCTCCGAATGTGACTGTAAGGTTATTTTAGATGAGGACATTGTAGTTGTTGATGGTAAAAAATATTGCGGTGGTTGTGACCCTACTTCAAGTAAGGAAGAAGAAGTAGAAGAAGAGGAAGAAGAAGTAGTAGAAGAAGAGGAAGAAGAAGAAGTAGTAGAAAAAGAGGAAGAAGTAGAAGAAAGTGATGACGAAGTAGAAACCGAAAAATCAGAATCTGTCGCAAGCGAAGCAGATGAAGCAGGAGAAGCAGTCGCAAGCTTAGAAGCAGACGCAAGCTTAGAAGAAGAAGAGTTCATTGAAATTGATATCGACGATGTAACCTATTGTACAAACAATGAGGAAAACGGCTTTATTTATGAACTAACTGAAGACGGTGATGTCGGCGAAAAGGTCGGTTATTTAAAGGACGGCGAGCCATTCTTTTACGCTGATGAAAAATAAAGATTTTCCTTTTCCTTTCCACAGATGAAAAATAAAATATACACATAATATAATAATTAATGATAAATTTGTGCGCACCAGCAATTATTTATTTAATTTTTTCTCTTACTCAAATAATAATAGATTTATTTAAGGGTCTTTACAATACTGCTTTTATGAAAACAATTGTTATGACAATGGTAACATTATTATTAAATATTCTTTGTGAAAAGGGTTTAAGTGTAGTTTCTTGGTTTATTGTATTTATTCCTTTTATTATGATGACCGTAATAGTAAGTATGTTACTGTATATTTTTGGTCTTGACGCATCAACTGGTTCATTAAATTATACTTGTAATAATTCAAATGCTAATACTAATATAAATGGTGTAACAGTAGATGCTTTAGGAAATATTATAATTTATGACCCGGAATATAATGCTGTTGCAAATCCAGTTTATTATCAATCACCAAATATTATTGTTCCGAATCCATCAAATAACAACAATACACAAACTACCTATACAGTTACAAATGCGCCTCCTAATCAGGGATCAAGCAGTCCGGCTTACCAAAGTTAAACCAAAGTTAAACCAAAGTTTTAAAAATATTAATAAATGATTTAAAAAAATAATCACTTATTAATTATCAATGATATCTTTTATCACTAATTTACTAAGAACAGTTTTATTTGCTTTTTTATTAAATGATTATTTGAAAAGCAGATATCCTAAAAAGTATGAAGAACTTTTTGTTACAGTTTCATACAACCTTATTTATGTATATAGCAAAGCTCAAATTTTTTATATGAATATTGTTAAATCAGTAAACAAAAAAATCGAAGAAACACCCAAGTTACTTAAGCTGAAAACTGATTTGGATTTACTTTTGAAACAAAAAAATGGTCAAGTAACAATGATTGAATGTATTAAAAATGGTGTTTTATGCAATGATTTTACCGAGACAGATTGTGATTTTACGTTATATTCACGCTTAGATGATAGTAATAGTTGTTTAAATAAAAAAATAGTTTATGATTTAGATGATTCAATAGATATTTATGAAGTTTCAGACATCAAATTCCTACTTGTAGAGTTTAAACTCGGTGAAAAACTTTATAAGATTGACTTGAAAACAGATACCTATAATTTTTATATAGTTGGAAACAAGTTCACGAAACAATTTTTCCAATATTATTTGACCGAAATTTTAAAGATTACGGAAAGTGCTGACAAATTTAGTCTTCACATTATCGACCATGAGGTTAACGAGGTCGAAATAGATTTTTCTGATGAAAACGACCATATTTTGTTAGAGAAAGCAGGGTACAAATTATCTATTACAAATAAAATAAATGACAATAGTGAAGAAAAGGAAAAAGAATAATATATATATTATAAAACAATTTAAAAAAAAATTGAAATAATTAAATACAAATGGAATCCCAGCAAATTACAATGACGACTGAAACACCGAATAAGGAAGAATATAATAAGTTATCTGATAAATGGACACTTTGGGCACATTTACCTCATAATACTGATTGGAGTATTAAGAGTTATATACCAATTTCAACATTCACGACTGTAGAAGAGACAATAGCCGTAACCGAGACATTACCGCCGATTTTAGTAGAAAACTGTATGTTATTTATGATGCGCGAAGGTATTAAGCCGACGTGGGAGGACCCCAAAAATAGGAATGGTGGATGTTTTTCATATAAGGTTTCTAATAAGAATGTTTACAAGGTTTGGAAAGAGCTGTCTTATGTTGTAGTAGGAAATACAATTAGTAAACAGTTGTCATACGTGAATTGCGTGAATGGGATTACCATTTCTCCTAAAAAAAATTTCTGTATTATAAAAATTTGGATGTCAGACTGTTCAAATCAGAACCCAACGGTTGTTACAACTGATTTGAAAGGTCTGTCGCCTCAGGGGTGTTTATTTAAGAAACATACACCAGAATATTAAAAATATAAATATAAAATATCAATTTAAAAATTTGATTAAATAATAAAATATAATGAAGTACCCGTATATTATATTTTATAGATTAGAAAAACACTCAAATATCGACAATTTTTTTATTGAAAACCACGAAAAACTAAATTGCTCCTTATTTTTTACAAGCGATAAAGAAGACCTAAACAAATTGTTCGATTCCAATTACCAATTATTAATTACATATGGATATGATGAAGGTGAATATATACCAAATGTTATGTCTATAATAGCAGATAGAATGCGCAACCGTTGGGTTCATTTTAAAGAAATATCAGATATTAATGAATTTAATAGAGCAGTCAATTATTGTTTTATACATAATTGTACATTTGAGAGAGAACAAGTTCGACCCATTTTTTCTGTTTTTACACCTACATATAACTCCTATCATAAAATTGAAAGAGCATACAATAGTTTAAAAGCACAAACATTGAAGGATTGGGAATTTGTAATTATTGACGACTCGCCAGATGACGACCATTTTAATTTTTTGAGAAAACTGATGATTAATGATGCAAGAGTACGTCTTTACAGAAAAAGCGAAAATAATGGCAATATTGGCAATGTCAAAAATGAGGCGATTGGATTATGTAGAGGAAAATACGTCTTGGAGTTTGACCATGACGACGAAATTTTACCATTTGTTTTAAACGACGCAGCCACATATTTTGACACTAACCCAGATGTCGGTTTTATTTATATGGATTGTATCTCATTGTACGAAAATGGAAATAATCATTTTTACGGTGATTTTATTTGCAAGGGTTACGGAAGTTATTATTGTCAAAAATATGGTAATAAATGGGTTTATGTTTATAATACCCCAAATATTAACAATATCACACTTAGTCACCTGGTTTGTTGCCCAAATCATCCAAGAATTTGGCGAAAAACAGCTCTAATTGCGGCAGGAAGTTATTGCGAATTTTTACCTATTTGTGACGATTATGAAATAATACTTCGCACTGCTATAACGACAAAAATAGCAAAAATACATAAATTCGGATATGTTCAGTATATGAATGACAATAACAATAATTTTTCGCTCATCAGAAACGGAGAAATAAATAGGATTGGTCCCAATTTTATTAGCCCGATTTTTTATGAAAGATTTAAAATTCAAGAACATATGAAAACTCTTGATGCCCACGAGGATGAACAGTATATTCATAATAATAGTAAAATTTGGAAGAGAGAAGATTCATATGAACATAAATATTGTAATAAAGTAGTGAATGTGGATTATGACAAACAATATTGTATTGTTGGTATTGACAGTTTAAGTATGAATATAGAGAAAATTACTTCTTTCTATCAAGACATTAGAAATGATTTTTTCTTAATTGAAAACAAATGTGATATTGGACAACTGCATTATATTTTAGACAGATATGGATTTTCAAGATTCAAATGTTATACATTAATGGATGAAACACCTGAAGTGCTAATTAAATATTTTATGTTAAAATACAAATCGTGTGAAAACTATGAGATTATTAATAATTATATATATAAACCAAAATATAATACGGATTTTTCACAAAGACACGAAGTAATTAATTTTGTTAGCACTCCAGATGATAAATATTTGGAAATAGGTGTAGAAACTGGGTATACGTTTAATAATGTTCATATGCAAAATAAAGTAGGTGTTGACCCTTCACCACAATTTGAATCTGAAAAATTGGTTCTTAAAACATCGGATGATTACTTTGAAAATTTAGACCCAAATACCAATTCCAAATTTGATATCATTTTTATTGACGGGCTTCATCAGTGCGAACAGGTCGCTAAAGACGTAAATAATAGTATTCGTTTTTTAAATGAAAATGGAAAAATATTACTGGATGATATAATACCATTGAATTACGATGAACAATTAAAGATACCAGTTAGACACGAATATAAAGATGGCGTATTAAAAACGTTGATTCCATGGACAGGTGATGTATGGAAAATAATGTATCATATATTATCTATTTATTCCCAATATGTCGAATTTACTTATTTCTATCATCCATATTATAGAGGTGTGGCAGTTTTACAAATTAAAAAATCATTTCAAATTCTTGAAACGGAATTAGATCTTATTAATAATTATAATTATACAAATGATTTTGCTATATATATAGATTTAATAGAGAATTTCAAAGAAAGACAAAATAATATAAAATATACGAGAATTCCTATTACGATTATTTCTGATACAGATGAAGATGAAAATGAGTAAACGTGTAAATTAATAATATAATAAATTAAATTATATTATTAGCTATTAAAAATAATAAATATTTTCTACTAATTTTCTTGGCTTATTATCTCCTTTTTTATGACTTGTAATTGTATTTTTATTATCCTCTTTTTGTACATAAACCTCTTTTGGAACATTTGTAATGTATTCAGATACAGATACATTATTTTTATCTTTATTTATATAATTACCAATTTGAAATGATGCTTGTTTCATATAATAATAATATAATAATATAATACTTATTTTTAAGTATTATTATTTTATTAATTACTAATTAAAGAAATTATAATATATTTCTTATAAATGGAATTAATAGAATCAAGGGAGCCGTATTTATGTTTAAATATGATTGTTAAAAATGAGAGTCACATTATAAAGGATACTCTAATAAAACTCTTAAATAAAGTACCAGCCATTGATTATTGGGTTATTTCAGACACCGGCTCAACAGATGAAACCAAAAAAATCATTTCAGATTTTTTCAAAGAGAGAAATATTAAAGGTGAACTATTTGATGATGAATGGAAAGATTTTGGACATAATAGAACAAAAGCTCTCGAACACGCATATAAAAAAAGTAGATTCTTATTGGTATTTGATGCCGACGACGAAATTTGCGGGGATTTTGTTTTACCAGATTTAAAATTAGATTCTTATCATTTTCAATTTGGCGACGCAAATGGTACCAGTTATACAAGAACACAAATAGTAAATAATAAGAAAAAGTGGAAATATATTGGTGTTTTACACGAAATCATTACGTGTACGGAACATTCAGACAGTATGGATATTATCAAAGGCAATTATTATACTATTTCTGGTAAATCTGGAGATAGAAGTCGTGATGGCAATAAATATCTAAAAGATGCGTTAATTCTTGAAAAAGCATATCAGGAAGCAGTTAAAAATAATGATGACCTTTATAATAGATACGGCTTTTATTGTGCAAATAGTTACTTTGATAGCGGAAAACACGAAGATGCTATTAAATGGTATAAAATTACACTTGATAATAAAAATTGGGATCAAGAAAAATACGTGGCTTGTCAAAGATTGTATCATTGTTATAACGCGTTGAAACAACAAGAAACTGGAATGTTTTATTTGGTAAAATCCTTTTCTTACGACAAAGAGAGAGCCGAGTGTTTATATGAATTAATCGCTTATTATTGTTGTAATGGTATGAATGAAGTGGCTTATGGCTATTATACTATTGCCAAATCATTTTATAACGAACGATATTTAAAAGACGGACTAAATAATAAACTTTTTTTAGATGTCAGCAAAGCTAACCTATTTTTGCCTTATTATATGATTTTGGTCTCCGATAAAGTACAAGAACACGATACCACCATACAAATGTATAGAATTATCTTTACAAAGAAACACATAGAGAGAAGTAAACATTATATTGGAAATATGTTATATAATCTTCAATTTTTCATTGAACGAGTTAAAGATGACAAAGGTTTTTTGCGATTATTTCAAGAATATATTGAATTTTTAATTTCTATTGATTATCCTATTTATGATCACGAATTTATGATTAAATATGAAAAATATGGAGTAGTATTGCCAAAAATTTCAGATCCTGTTTTCTCTCTTGATGACTGTTTAAAAAGCAAAAATATATTATTATACTCTGGATATTCGCCTTTCAAATGGAACTATACATTTAGTATTAATAATGCCTTGGGAGGTTCTGAAACTGCTATCACATGTTTAACCAAAAATTTCCCCAAAGATTATACAATTTATGTAGCGGGAGAAGTTGAAGAAGAAACAGTTGAAAATATTCGATATGTTAATTTTAATAATTTGAATAATTTAATAAAAACAACAGCATTTCACACTATAATTGTTTCAAGATACTTGAATTTTTATGAGCTTTACAGAAATTTTTCGGCATATCAAACTTTCATTTGGGGTCACGATGTAACACTATATGCGTACGGAACTGATTTGTCAGTTGAAGGTATTTTGTCAAAATGGGCATCGAAAGTAACTGGTTGTATTTGTCAAACAGAATGGCATAAGAATTTGTTTCTCTCTTCATTCCCTCAATTAAAAGATAAAATAAGTATAATTAACAATGGAATCAACGCTGACTTATTTAATTCAAAAAATATAATGAAAGTAACGAAAATATCCAATCGATTTATTTATACATCGTGTAGTGAAAGAGGGTTGTACAAATTAGTCAAATTGTGGCCGAGTATTTTGGAGAATTTACCAGACGCTGAATTGTTAATTTCTTCCTATAATAATTTTCCAAAATCAGATGAAGATAATAAGATTCTGGAAATTATTACCAAAACACCATCAATTAAACATATGGGCAAATTGAATAGAACCGAGTTATATAATTTAATGGCATCGGCTGAATATTGGTTGTATACAAGTTATTTTCAAGAAACATCGTGTATTACTTCTCTCGAACTACTTGCTTCAGAAGTTATTTGTTTATATTATCCAGTTGCCGGATTAGTAAATACTGTTGGTGATTATGGTGTACCTATTTCAGAGGGTAACGAATTAGATGCTTTGTTAAGTTTATCTATTAAGAAAAAAAATGAACTTAAAAAGAAAGGTAAGGAATATGCGTTGTCGTGTAGTTGGGAAAACAGAGCCGTTGAATGGAGTAAAATATTTTTTTCAAAACAATATACACCTGTCATCAAAGAAGCTGAACAAGAAGGTGAAAACTATACAATTAAAATTGTAAATTTAAAAAAACGAACCGACAGAAGAGAGAAAATGGAAACAAAATTGACAAATGTACATATTAATAAATATGAATTTTTTGAAGCAATCGACGGAAAAGAATTAACGTCAACACCTGAATTACTTTCATTATTTAAAATGAACGACTTTAATTATAAAAAAGGAGTAATGGGTTGCGCTTTAAGTCATATATATTTATGGAATAATCTAATTAACGACAAAGATAATGACTTTTATGTAATTCTTGAAGATGACATTGCTTTTTGCAATAATTTTAAAAAGCACCTTAACTATGTTTGTAAATTATTTGTTGAACAAAAATTAGAACACTTGGCTTTGGGTGAATATCACTCCAATAAACAATTTCCTTCATTAAATTCAAATATTGAAGTATATTCTAAGGATTTATATAAAGAATGGAATCTCACTTTTGCTTATATTATTAGCAAAGATGCTGCTAAAAAAGCG